CCTGCGTGAAGGGCATCACGTTGACAGCGTCGCCGCCGAGCGGGACGGTCGTCGTGGTGCGCCGGAAGATCACCGGTGGGATGGCGACCTGGTCGCCGGACGAGGTGACGAGCGTGCCGGCTGCCTCGTCGATGTGCGTGTTGAACACGCCGTTGTCCGTCTGCGTTGTTGCGATTTTCTTTGCCATGATTTCTGCTTTCAGGATGCGATGCGACGAAGGTCGACCGTGGTTGCGGACTTCACGTTGAGCGTCTCATGACGGCCATCGTTGTTGGAGATGCTGTCCAGATCTGGCAGCGAGAACGTGCGGAACGAGCGATCCGCGTTAAATCGCGACGTGTACTTGATGCGATTCGGGCTCTCGACATCGATGAGTGCTGCGACGGAGCCGACAGCTGCTTCGACGATGTTCTTGTACGCGGCATCATCATCGGTCAGGGGATTGATGATGATCACGAGCGACTTGCCACGTCGCGCTGCGACGACATCGAGAAAGGAGATGTCGGCGAACAGGGACATGTTCACGCCACCCTTGCCCGTTGCGCCGCCGCCGGCGTAGACGAGATAGCGAAGCGAGTCGATGATCATCACGGACAGATCATCAGCGAACAGGAACCTCGCGATCTGTTCAGCAAGCTTCGCTTCGTGTTGGTGAAGGAAGAGTCCTTCATCAGCGCCGACGGTGGCGAGCTCGAGAGCGAATCGACGATCGAGCGGCTCGCCAAAGCGAGCGTAGATCGTGTTGTCGTTGAGCGCGTTCATCCGGCTCAAAGCAAGCGCGGTCTTGCCGCTGCCAGAGCGCCCGATGATCATGGTGACGCCGGGTGGCAACTTGAGAGTCGAACCCTTCTGTGCCAGGTCGACCGGGATCTCCAGGTCGGTTGCCACACCGAGCTTGTCAGCCAGGTATGAGTATTCACCGATCGGGAAGTTCTTCACGAGCGTCGGGATTGGTTTATCACCCTCCGCGATCTTGAACTCGTACATGCGGCCGAGCTTGAGGCCGAGATGCGGAGTTTCGTCAGCGAGAATGAGGCGTTGGGCCTCATTGTAGTCTTTGGGCTTGCGCTTTTCTTGCGAGCCGTCAGTCTGTGTTGCTTCTGCCATGGTTTGTTCCTAGTGGACTTGGTACCGTTTGTCTGTGTAACGAGAGACGATCGGCCATGCTTCTTCAGCTGGCACTGTGGTTTGGATGAGCTTCAGCACATCCTCATCGATCTGCGACTCGGCTACCTTGTAGTGCAAGTAGTCCGGGTTTTGTAACACCAACGCATCCCAGCTCGAGAGGTTGGTGTACTTGCGCTGTTGCTCGTACGCTTCAGCGACAAGTGACGATGGGTAGAGGCCGAACTCATCGTAGAACTGCTTCTCGAACTCCTGATGCACCAGCGGGTAGCTTGGGGCCTGTGCGTAGTGCAGTCTTCGCTCCCTTTCACCGATGGCCCAGAAGTTTCGACGCTTCCGGTTGTCAATGCCCTGCTCAGGCACACACCAGTTAACGAGATACGAAATGATGTTCGGTGCGAGCTTGAGCTCACCCTTTTCATTTCTGTAAGGCACGTTGCCAAGGAAGGAGATGGGTGTCTCTTCTTCCAGCGCGAAGTACCTACACGTGTACCCACGTTCATCGAAGTCAGTTCCGAACCCTTCCTCGTTGTATGCGAGGATGCAATCATCTCCCATGTTGATGACACCGTAGCGATCGTGCTCACCGCGCAGTATCGTATCGACTCCAACTTCAAGGACGTCCCCGAAGTAATCATCCAGTACACAAAGGTACTGGCCCGTCATCGACCACTTACCGAAGTCCGGGTTGATCGAGATTCCCGATGGCAGCCCGACGTCCATGGAGAACGAGAGGGCGCTGAACGGATCGTCGCCATATAGCGGATTGAACACCTCGTCTGAGGTGCCATCAATCCACGGGTACGGGACGATGTACGGTGCACGGAAC